CACACACTTAATTAATTAAGTGTGTGNNNAATCAGCCGCAACCTCTTTGACCATATTGGAAAGCAGGGTGCCCCCTCCGAATTTTTCTGAGAACATCTCCACACCCTGCGCCCGCATCTCCGCCAGAAAAGCGTCGGTGGCTGGGGTGCCTACCGACTTGCGAAGAATGTTATAGGCCGCCATCATGGCTCGCTCCGGCACGTCATCGTCAGCATAGAACGCATCAAGACATGACATCATCGCCGACAGTGTAGGATTCTGGTATTTAAGTTCCTCATTCTCCGCAGCCAGCGCCGAAAACTTCTCGTGCGCCAACTTAACAACTGCATCAGCCTGCTTAAGTGACTCCATTGCTTTATCGTTATCCACCGTTAACACCGCGTATTTAGCCTCAAGCTCCGCATAATCACTATGACGCACCATATCAGTACAGAATGATTCTCCTGTTATTGGTGGTGATAACTGGTCACTGACAATCGTGTATATTTTCACTTCTTTCATTTCTTCCCACTCCGCAACATTGCATTCAGATATTTGTTTTCATTCACTGATGGAAAACTATTTCTCGCCAGCATTTCTTCGCGTGGAGTATCTTTGATGGGTTTGAAGCGGTGTCGAATAATCATTTCCGATGGAAGGATTCCGGGGTCATAGGACAAACCTCACATGATGAATTCCTCAGTTATTGCTGATAGCGCCGTAACGCGAACGGTAATTTTTAAGGCGCGGGTCTATTTCAACGAATTTGGTGTAAGTGGCTTTGCGGAATGGTCGGATGGATGTCTGGTAAATTCGCTCGCGTTCTTCTTTCTCTGCAAGCCATATACAGTGGCGAAATTCCTTTTCCTCTTTCGTTTCCTGCGGTAGCGACATTATCAGGTCGTAGTTTTTTCTGAATTTATCCAGCACCTCCGATACGGAATTGCCGGAGCAGTTGCGCGGGTCATCCGCACCATATAGAGGTGCAGGCATAATTTACTCCAGGGTAGGTTATCCGAATAATGTGGTACGTATAGGGTTATTTCTTTCGTAAACGTGATAGCCTGCTTTTTACCGACTCTTCACTTCGCCCGAGAATTTTTGCTACATTTCTTTGTGTATAGCCTGATGAGATAAGCGTCTGCATTCTTTTGTCTTCGTCTTCGCTCCATCTTGGCTTAACGAATGCCGTTTTTAATGACAGTTTTTTTGCTATGTAATAAAACTGATTTATGTTTAGGCCCAGATGTTCTGCTGCACGGCAAGCTACCATGCGACCGCAAACTGACTCCATCTCAGCTGGAGTTATGTTTAATCTTCTCATTAAGCCACCTGTTTAAGCTCATTTATTCTGATATTCATTACCTGAACGCATTTTGTCTGCGCATCATCGTGACCAGCCAATAATTGCCAGTCACGCTGATAACGCTCGATGAGTTTTTTCTTATCAGTTTCTTTCGAAGCATAATCGCTGAAGTCTTTCAGGATTTGTTCGCAGTCAACCGATGGAGATTTCTGGTTGGTATTTTCTGGTGATGGTTGATTGCCTGATGCTGGCATGGCCCAGTTCGGCAGCGATGGAGGGAGCCAGTAAAATCCTGTTCCATCCTTCAGTTTGGCCCTGTGCCATCCTTGTTTCTTATCACTGGATATCTTTGCAAACCCTTCCTCAAGGTTATACAGATACCGACCAATTCCCCACTGAACGGCAGCACGCTTCATTGCGCCGGAGCGACCACCTTTGACGGCTTCTACCTGTGTGTTTTCAGCAGCATCCCATTTAGTTACCCATTCGGAATCAATCTTGATTGATATGCCGCATTCAACGCCACCGTTGTTGGGTATATCGCGGTATTCATTGCGCCATCCTGCTTTACCGCAAACATCGTCCAGGCGTTTCATGATTGCCCTGTTCGTGACATAAGCCAGCACCATAGCCCACACTTTGCCATCGCGTGTTTTACCACTTTGCTGTATTCGCCACTCAATATCTTCAGCTGCGAACGGTTCATCTAACTGATCCAGATTCATGAGTAATACCCCGCAAATTCATCCCAGCTAATAACCGGATTCTGCCGTTCTGCGGCTAAGTTAATTTGCTGCTCCACTTCCTCATCAATTTCAGGAGAAATGAGAGCAATAAATTCTTCATCATCAAAATCATGCAACATGACGCGCCTCCCATTCTTCGTCCTGCCACTTATCCCAACCAAGAGCTATTCCGGCAGCCCATGTATACGCATCAGACATTCCCTGTTTTGTATCCGGAAATACTTTCTCATATAGCTTGTTGAACTCCCTGTTTCCTTGCTGAACAAGAATTGTTCCATTAACAGGCGTAATGGTCATGGCGTGGCACTCCTGGCTGATTAAGAATTTCACCGAGACGTTTCCATCCGGCCCGTAATTTTCTGGTTATACGCTCTAAAAGTGATTCATTAAGTTGGGCGATACCCATGACGGCACCGCCCGCGATAGCAAATGTCATCGTGGGATTCTCCATTTTTATTTATTGGCATAGCGAAAACGCCTCGATATGAAGCGCTATTGATATACTGGTAAAAAAGCCGCCCTGACTGCGAGCGGCAAATAACATCAAGGGATGATTTTTCGATTAACCAGAACGAGCCGTCGTCCTCGTTTGGTTACGAGCGATATTGCTCACATAGCAGACTGCGCAATCTGCGCAATCTGCTATAGGTGCATCACCAGACTGCGCAATCTGCTATAGGTGCATCACTCACACGCTACAAACTCACCATCTTCATTCAGTTGATACCATGTATTCGGCATAATACTGTTCTCGCCAACTTTGCTTGCGCGGATGTGAATCAGTTCGCCATCTTCATCGCGATAACAGAGGACGATTGCACCACCTTCTGATGCGCGAGCTTTTCCTTCAATGCCGAACGCCGCTGCTACAGATTGTGATCCAGAAACTTCTGCCGCTGAACAGTTGCCAGTGTTAGTTGCCGCTGAACAGTCTCCATACATGATCTGCTGCTCAAGAGACTTATCTATCTTGCTCCAAATCCATTCGATACCACGTTGAATGAACTGAGGAATCGTTAACTCTGCCTTAATCGTTATGCTGGCGCTGGCGATTTTGGTGTCACCATCTTCTTCGCGGTCAGTAATACCGAAGGAGATGGTTTCTGCAAAGCGGCTGTCTGCAGGAGAGTAATAACTGAAAACATCGAAAGGAAATTCACAGGCGTGGAATCCAGAACCGCAAGCCTCCACTTTTCCATCGTGATGGAAGGTCTTGCCAATTTCAAACTGAAAGTCACGGCACTTTAGGTCTTTGTTAAATCCCTTGAATGTCACAATTTCTTTGGTCATGTTGTTATTCCTTAAATTTTGGCAATAAAAAAGGCCGCATTGCGACCTGATTAGATGAGAGGCTTGCTGCTGCCTGAATAATTATCTAGCGGTAATTTGCCCACACTTACGATGACCAGCCGCGTAAAGTGCTACGTCTGGAAGAAGTACAGATCCTCCTTCAACTTCCTTCTGACGCGTACCGGCAAGCGAAATGGCTTTGGTAACGCGGTCAATTCTTTTGGCTTTGACCTCCTGAGAAGCATCAGGAGCATCGCAACCAACAATTGAATCGATGATATTGCAGATGGTGTCTCGCTCTATGGCTAGCTTTCTGCGCCGCTCATGACGGCGAGTTTTGGCATTGCCTGCAAACGTTGACTTCCCGTACGTAATAACCGTCATGATTTAATCCTCATGTGAAATGGCTTTGGTGTTGCAGATAGCCAGGCGACTAACCCTGACCGCGTACTCATTGCCGAGCGCCTCCGCCGAAGAGGTTGGCTTCTACCTGCAACCCAAACCAATCTCGTTTGGTATCTGTTCGCGCTTTGTCAGCGCATCATCGAAGTTAAAGAGCGTTGCCTTTCCGTTTGGCTACCAGCGTCCTGCTGATGGCTAAACAATACAAAATGTACTTAATGTCGTCAATACAAAATGTACTGAAAATTGATAAATAAATACTATGTGTATGAAAATGAATGGAAAAAATATTTTAGTATTAAAAAACCCGCATAAGCGGGCTAGGGGAGGAAATTGTTAGAGGCCTTGCCATTTTGCTTCAATGACAACACCGATAATGCGGCAATTTCCGTTTATGGGGATCATGTGATAGCTGGGGTTTAACGGTTTAAGATATTTCTGTCCAGCGTCAACAATATATTTCTTGAAGGTTGCCTCATTTTCAGACTCAAGCTTTGCCACCACGAGTCTTCCATTAGTCGGTTCGATAGCCGGATCAACAAGAATTTGCATTCCTTCCGGTATGCTTAATCCTGTAGGAGATGTCATAGAGTCGCCACGAACGGTTAGCCAGAATGACCTTGCGCTTGCATGTGCAGTTGTCTCAGGCCACACCTCTATTTCTCGGAGTTGGTAAGGTTCAACAGCCTCACACCAGTTACCTGCGCTCACCCAGCTAATCAGGGGAAATCTCCTTATTTCTGTGTGTGGACGAGGACTTGAAACATTGTTCAGGTTGGAGTCTGGATAATCAACCATCCCATCAGAACTTAATACTAGCTCCTTCAATCCTAGCTGCTTCATGATCGCTGCAATATCTTCAATACTTGGTTCGCGGCGGCCATTAAGCCAATGACCTATCGCCCCCTGAGTCTTACCGAGAGCTTCAGCAAGTTTATCCTGGGTTAGGCCTATTTGTTTCATTCTGGCTTTCGCCAGCTCATTCCACGGTGTCTTCATGCGCCGATTATTACGAGATGTATTGACTGTGACAACACACATATTGTATTAATTACCTTGCTTTTATTTAGTACGAAATGTATTATTAAGTTACGTACCATCCTGAGGAGATATACCGATGAGCAATCTTCGGAAAATCCGGGAAACCATGAAGGTATCCCAGGCCGTTCTGGCCGAAAAGGTTGGGTGTACTCAGGGAGCAATTGGTCATTACGAATCAGGGCGACGCCATCCGGATTTGAGAATGTGCCGCCAGCTCGTAGAGGCGCTCAACAGTTTTGGCGCGAATGTTCAGCTAGACGATGTGTTCCCACCTGAACTTAATGCTGCCTAAGTAGTACCGCTCTTTACCAATCTGAACCGCCGACAACGCGGTAAATCTATTCAACGGATTTGCGTGTATTTGCGAATCCAACTCTATCTAATTTCTAAGGAATATTTTGAATGAACGTAGTTGCAACTAAAAGCAAGAAGGCGGCTCGCATTGAGTCCACTTTACTCAACAAGTTAGCCATGATGGGCCAGAAGACATTCGCTAAAGCTATGGGTGTTCCTGAATACCAGGTAAGCCGATGGAAGAACGGTTTCTTCTCTCAGGTCAGCATGATGCTTGCGGTTCTGGAGTATGGAATCGAAGACGAGGAAATGGCAGAGCTCACCAGGCGACTTGCTACCTACCTGACAAAAGAAAAAGCCCCGAAGAACGGCGAATTCTTCGAGGCCTGATGTAGAAAGACTGGATCAATCCACAGGAGTAATTATGCCAAAACAACTCAGTCCTGACCAGGACAAATTACATAAAAACATACTACGTGATCGGTTCTTATCCAGCTTCAAACAGCCTGGTCGATTTCGGGCTGAGTTGGAGAAAGTGAAGCTAATACTGAAGAGGAAAGGTCATGAGTAATCTTGCAACAGTTACACCGATAAAACCTCATCTGGAGGTTGTGGAGCATCGCGTGGCAGAACTCGACGATGGCTACACCCGGACTGCAAATACACTGCTGGAAGCTGTCATGCTTTCTGGGCTTACTCAACATCAGCTACTGATTGTTATGGCTGTGTGGCGCAAGACATACGGTTATAACAAAAAAATAGATTGGATCGGAAATGAACAGTTCGCTGAACTCACTGGCATGGCGCCAACCAAATGTTCTACCGCCAAAAACGAGCTTATCAGAATGGGGGTTCTCACTCAGGTGGGGCGTCAGGTTGGTATGAATAAAAATATTTCCGAGTGGAAGACGAAGGTTAACGGATTCGGTAAAACATTTACCAGATCGGTAAAACTAACCTTCACCAAATCGGTAAAAACCAATTTACCGAATCAGTCAAACACAAAAGACAATATACAAAAGACAATAAATACAAATACCCCCTTACCCCCTAACGGGGGCGGCAATGGGCAGGTTAAACCTGAACGTCGCCAGGCAGAACGAATCGACTACGAATCCTTCCTGAACGCCTACAACACCGAAGTCGGTGACAGACTTCCACACGCTGTTGCGGTAAACGAGAAACGGAAACGCCGCCTGAAGAAAATCATCCCTCAACTGAAAACGCCAAACGTGGACGGTTTCAGGGCGTATGTCAGGGCGTTTGTGCATCAGGCCAAGCCGTTTTACTTCGGAGACAACGACACAGGCTGGACGGCTGATTTTGATTACCTGCTGAGGGAAGATTCGTTAACGGGAGTTCGGGAAGGGAAGTTTGCAGACAGGGGGATTGCATGAGACAGGATATCGAAGCGAGCGTTATCGGTGGCTTGCTGATTGGTGGATTAACACCAACCGCGAGTGACGTTCTGGCAACGCTGGATCCTGAAGCATTCTCAATTCCGCTTTACCGGAAAGCTTTTGAAGTTATTCGAAAGCAGGCCAGAAACAGGAACCTGATTGATGGACTGATGGTGGCCGAGGAGTGCGGGGATGAATACGCAACGGCGGTGATGATGACTGCGCGGTCATGTCCCAGCGCTGCAAACCTGAAAGGTTATGCCGGAATGGTTGTAGACAGTTATCAACGGCGTCAGGTTTTACAGCTACTGGATGAGATGCGAGAGCCAATCAGTAACGGCACGCTAGATGCTTCAGGTAGAGCGATGGACGATCTAGTTAAGCGCCTTTCAGCCATCAGGAAGCCACGCAACGAGGTTAAACCTGTGCGACTGGGGGAAATTATCAATGATTACACTGACACGCTTGACAGGCGTCTGAGGAACGGAGAAGAGTCTGATACCCTGAAGACCGGAATCGAAGAGCTTGATGCTATCACCGGAGGGATGAACGCAGAAGACCTTGTGATTATTGCTGCTCGTCCAGGTATGGGTAAAACCGAACTGGCGCTGAAGATAGCCGAAGGCGTGGCAAGTCGTGTTATTCCTGGTTCTGGCGTCCGGCGCGGTGTGTTGATTTTCTCGATGGAAATGAGCGCCATTCAGGTTGTTGAGAGAGGGATTGCCGGCGCAGGAATGATGTCGGTCAGTGTGCTGCGTAACCCGTCACGAATGGACGATGAAGGATGGGCGAGAGTTGCAAGCGGGATGAAGTTGCTGGCAGATCTGGATGTGTGGGTAGTTGACGCATCGCGTTTGTCTGTCGAAGAAATCAGGTCCATTTCCGAACGCCACAAGCAGGAGCATCCTAATCTGTCACTGATTATGGCTGACTATCTCGGGCTAATTGAGAAACCAAAAGCGGAACGTAATGACCTCGCCATAGCACATATCTCCGGTAGCCTGAAAGCGATGGCGAAAGACCTGAAAACTCCAGTTATCTCCCTAAGCCAGCTTTCACGCGATGTTGAGAAGCGGCCAAACAAGCGCCCGACAAACGCAGATTTGCGTGATTCAGGAAGCATTGAACAGGATGCAGACTCAATCATCATGCTTTACCGTGAAGCGGTATACGACGAGAACAGTAGCGCCGCACCATTTGCTGAAATCATTGTGACGAAAAACCGTTTTGGCTCGCTTGGTACGGTTTACCAGCGGTTCTGCAACGGACACTTTGTTGCATGTGACCAGGATGAAGCCAGACAGATTTGCACAGCATCAAATGCACCTGCTGCGCGTGGCAGACGATATGCACAAGGGGCTGACGTATGAATAAAAAACAATTAGCCATTCTCGAAAAGGCATGGGATGCACAAATATCATACTCTTTGAAAGAACAGGTACTACCAATAATCCAGACCAAATCGAAAATAGCCAGGCAGTTATGCGATGACGGATTCCTGAATGAAGTTGAGATTACGCACCAGATGGTAACGTTCAAAGGGTATGAGATAAATCATCATGGTATAGCAGCGTATTGCTCCCATCTTCCTGATGACGTTGACATTGATGAAATGGAAAGGGAGATGAAGCAATGACCATCTACATCACTGAGCTAATAACAGGCCTGCTGGTAATCGCAGGCCTTTTTATTTGGGGGAGAGGGAAGACATGAAAAAACTAACCTTTGAAATTCGATCTCCAGCACATCAGCAAAATGCCATTAACGCAGTACAGCAAATCCTTCCAGACCCAACCAAACCAATCGTAGTAACCATTCAGGAACGCAACCGCAGCTTAGACCAAAATCGGAAGCTTTGGGCTTGCCTTGGTGATGTCTCACGTCAGGTTAACTGGCATGGACGATGGCTTGACGCTGAAAGCTGGAAGTGTGTGTTTACCGCAGCCTTAAAGCAGCAGGATGTTGTCCCTAACCTTGCCGGGAATGGCTTTGTAGTAATAGGCCAGTCAACCAGCAGGATGCGTGTAAGCGAATTTGCGGAGCTATTAGAGCTTATACAGGCATTCGGTACAGAGCGCGGCGTTAAGTGGTCAGACGAAGCCCGGTTGGCGCTGGAATGGAAATCGAGATGGGGAGATAAAGCAGCATGATGAATGTCGTTAGTTTCTCCGGTGGCAGAACGTCAGCATATTTGCTCTGGCTAATGGAGCAAAAGCGACAGGCAGGTGAAGACGTTCATTACGTTTTCATGGATACCGGCTGCGAGCATCCAATGACGTACCGTTTTGTTCGTGAGGTTGTGAAGTTCTGGGATATACCACTCACCGTATTGCAGGTAGATATCAATCCAGAGCTTGGGCAGCCAAATGGTTATACGGTATGGGAGCCAAAGGATATCCAGACAAGAATGCCAGTGCTAAAACCATTTATCGACATGGTTAAGAAATACGGCACTCCGTATGTCGGCGGCGCGTTCTGCACCGACAGGCTAAAACTTGTCCCTTTCACTAAATATTGTGATGACCATTTTGGTCGCGGAAATTACACCACATGGATTGGAATTCGAGCAGACGAAACAAAGCGGCTGAAGCCAAAGCCGGGAATCAGGTATCTGGCTGAACTCTCCGATTTCGAAAAAAGTGACATTCTGGATTGGTGGAAAGAACAACCTTTCGATTTACAAATCCCTGAGCATCTTGGGAACTGTATTTTCTGCATTAAAAAATCAACTCAGAAGATAGGGTTGGCCTGCAAAGATGAGCCTGGTCTTGAACGTGTATTCAACGAAGTGATTACCGGTGCGCATGTGCGTGATGGCCACAGACAAACATCTAAAGAGGTGATGTATAGGGGGCATCTGTCACTTGATGGGATCGCCAAAATGTACGCCGATGGTGATTACCAGACGCTTTATCAGGAAATGGTTAGAGCGAAGCGGTTCGATACCGGCTCATGCTCGGAATCGTGTGAAATATTTGGCGGACAACTTGACTTTGATTTTGGACAGGATGCCGCATGAAACACTGCTACCGCTGCGGAGAATGCAAAGACGATTACCGATTCCGGCCCGATCAACCGTACTGGTGCAGATGGTGCATCCGGTGCGAGCGGTCGCCAGTAGGTAATTTCCCGCTGCCAGAGACGAAGGAGGACGTATGGCACGACAGCGACGAAGTATCACCGACATCATCTGCGAAAACTGCAAATACCTTCCAACGAAACGCTCCAGAAATAAACGCAAGCCAATCCCAAAAGAATCTGACGTAAAAACCTTCAACTACACGGCTCACCTGTGGGATATCCGGTGGCTAAGACATCGTGCGAGGAAATGACAATGGATTATTCACAGTTAAGTGATTTTGAAATTAACAGACGAGTATGTGAGGCTTTAGATATGGAGGAGCATTTCTTCATACCTGATGACGAAGCAGACTTCGATTCTGAGATCCCCACTGACGAAAGAGGTCCTATTTGGCAGACGCAAAAAAGGGATATTAATGGCTTCCGTTCTTCAAACGGGAATTGCTTCAATCCTTGCAATAATCCTGAATACGCGTGGCCAATTATCACTGAAAGCAAAATCAGCACTATGTGGATGACAGCGGAAAAAGAATGGTGCGCATGGTCAGGAGGTGATTTAGAGGAAGGTTGTTGGGAATGGGAAAATATTCCTGGCTACTACTTCTGTGGCGAATCGCCTCTCCGCGCCGCCATGATTGTATTTCTCATGATGCAGGACGCCAATAATGCTTAGCCCATTCCAATCCCTTCAATACCAGAAAGAAAGCGTTGAGCGAGCTTTAACGTGCGCTAACTGCGGTCAGAAGCTGCATGTGCTGGAAGTTCACGTGTGTGAGCACTGCTGCACAGAACTGATGAGCGATCCGAATAGCTCAATGTACGAGGAAGAAGACGATGAGTGATTACCTGAAATGGTATCTCTGCCACCGCTGGTTAATTAAGTTTGCTGTAAAAGACTGGATGACAGCGGATGCCAACAAGCTTAAGCAAAGAAAGGACTATTACTACGCCAGAATGAAGGAAAACTACTGCTCAATTCGCACTCGCATATTTATTAAAAAAGACCTTCAGTCAATTCTTCAATTGCGAGGGAAGGTAAATGGCTAACCTACGCAAAGAAGCACGCGGCAGAGAATGCCAGGTACGTATTTACGGCGTATGCAATGGAAATCCTGAAACTACAGTTCTGGCACATTACCGGATGGCTGGAATTTGCGGAACGGGAATGAAGCCTGACGACCTGATCGGCGCATGGGCTTGTAGCGCGTGTCACGATGAAATCGACCGACGCACCCATAATCTCGACAACAAAGACGCCAGACTTTGCCACCTCGAAGGTGTGATCAGGACGCAGGCGATACTGCTGAAGGAGGGGAAGATTAAGTCATGAACGAATATCAGTTTGTGCTCCCATACCCACCGTCGGTGAATACCTACTGGCGAAGACGAGGAAGCCAATATTACATTAGCGATAAAGGCCAGAAATACAGAAAAGACGTTCAGAAAATCATCCGCCAACTCAAGTTAGACATTTTCACCAAATCACGACTCCGTATCAAAGTCATCGCAGACGTTCCAGACTCCCGCCGCCGCGACCTCGACAACATCCTGAAAGGTTTACTCGACTCTCTTATCCACGCCGGATTTGCGGAAGACGACGAGCAATTCGATGACATTCGCGTAATTCGTGGTGTGAAAGTACCAGGCGGACGGCTTGGAATAAAAATCACCGAACTGGAAAACGTATGAACGCCACAATTCAAACGATACCAGAGCTTCTTATCCAGACACGAGGCAATCAGACTGAAGTGGCGAGGATGCTTTCCTGCGCAAGAGGAACAGTGCTCAAGTACAACCGAGACAGCAAAGGCGAGCGTCACGTAATAGTTAACGGCGTCCTGATGGTCAAACAGGGCAAGAGGGGAAGACGATGAGACTCGAAAGCGTAGCTAAATTTCATTCGCCAAAAAGCCCGATGATGAGCGACTCACCACGGGCCACGGCTTCTGACTCTCTTTCCGGTACTGATGTGATGGCAGCTATGGGGATGGCGCAATCACAAGCCGGATTCGGAATGGCTGCATTCTGCGGTAAGCACGAACTCAGCCAGAACGACAAACAAAAGGCTATCAACTATCTGATGCAATTTGCACACAAGGTATCGGGGAAATACCGTGGTGTGGCAAAGCTTGAAGGAAATACTAAGGCAAAGGTACTGCAAGTTCTCGCAACATTCGCTTATGCGGATTATTGCCGTAGTGCCGCGACGCCGGGGGCAAGATGCAGAGATTGCCACGGTACAGGCCGTGCGGTTGATATAGCCAAAACAGAGCAGTGGGGGAGAGTTGTTGAGAAAGAGTGCGGAAGATGCAAAGGTGTCGGCTATTCAAGAATGCCAGCAAGCGCCGCATATCGCGCTGTAACGATGCTAATCCCAAACCTTACCCAACCCACCTGGTCACGCACTGTTAAGCCGCTGTATGACGCTTTGGTGGTGCAATGCCACAAGGAAGAGTCAATCGCAGACAATATTTTGAATGCGGTCACGCGTTAATAGCATGATTGCTACGGATGGCAACATATTAACAGCATGATATTGACTTTTTGAATAAAGTTGGGTAAATTTGACTCAACGATGGATAAATGCACTCGTTAAATAAAGCCCTGAGTTTAACCGCTCGGGGCTTTTTGCGTTTTAAGCACGACATTTCTGAAAGCGCCCTATCACCTATCACCAGAACATATCCAGATACCCTTGCTCATTCGTGGCGACGGGGTAGGGCGTTTTACACAAAAGAAAACCCAGCACTATGGCCGGGCTTCGTGAAGTGGGCGGCAAGAGACTGCGCTAACAGCCTCCTGCCTGATTTGCTCATGCCATTAGTCACGAACAAACCACGTTACTAATCACTGTATCCTGGATTTGTTCTTTCCAATATCAACCAATTCATAACATTGAACAAATCCTCACGGCTGTGAGGTAAGACATGAAAAAGATGCCAGAAAAACATGATCTGTTAACCGCCATGATGGCGGCAAAGGAACAGGGCATCGGGGCCATCCTTGCGTTTGCAATGGCGTACCTTCGCGGTCGGTATAATGGCGGTGCGTTTAAGAAAACACTAATAGACGCAACGATGTGCGCCATTATCGCCTGGTTCATTCGTGACCTTTTAGTCTTCGCCGGACTGAGTAGTAATCTTGCTTACATAGCGAGTGTATTTATCGGCTACATAGGCACAGACTCGATTGGTTCGCTAATCAAACGCTTCGCTGCTAAAAAAGCCGGAGTCGATGATGCAAATCAGCAGTAACGGAATCACCAGATTAAAACGTGAAGAAGGTGAGAGTCTAAAAGCCTATCCAGATAGCAGGGGGATACCAACCATTGGGGTTGGGCATACCGGAAAAGTGGATGGTAATCCTGTCGTATCAGGGATGACAATCACATCCGAAAAATCGTCTGAACTGCTTAAAGAGGATTTGCAGTGGGTTGAAGATGCGATAAGTAGTCTTGTTCGCGTCCAGCTGAATCAGAACCAGTATGATGCACTATGTAGCCTGATATTCAATATAGGTAAATCAGCATTTGCTGGCTCTACCGTTCTGCGCCAGTTGAATTTAAAGAATTACCAGGCAGCGGCAGATGCTTTCCTGCTATGGAAAAAAGCTGGTAAAGACCCTGATATTCTCCTTCCACGGAGGCGGCGAGAAAGGGCGCTGTTCCTGTCATGATGTTCAACTGGAAAGCGATGTTTGTTGGCCTGTTGCTCGTCTCTCTAATTGTTGCTGTTCGGCTGGCAAATCACTACCGCAATAACGCTATCACTTACAAGGACCAGCGCGACACCGCTACCCACAAGCTGACACTGGCGAACGCGACAATTACCGACATGATGAAGCGCCAGCGTGACGTTGCCGCCCTAGATGCCAGATATACAAAGGAGCTTGCTGATGCTAACGCGACTATCGAAAGTCTCCGTGCTGATGTTTCTGCTGGTCGTAAGCGCCTGCAAGTCGCCGCCACCTGTGCAAAGTCAACGACCGGATCCAGCGGCATGGGCGATGGAGAAAGCCCAAGACTTACAGCAGATGCTGAACTCAATTATTACCGTCTCCGAAGTGGAATCGACAGGATAACCGCGCAGGTTAACTACCTGCAGGAGTACATCAGGAGTCAGTGCTTAAAATAATTTTAATTTCACTCACTGAAATTTAACAAGTGACTTTCAGGAATTTCACTGAAATTTAACAAGTGACTTTCAGGAAAATGCCTCGCAGATGCGGGGCGTTTTTGTATAGGTGTTTCACCGCGCACCGCAGCGCACAACAACCACCGAACCTGCCCCTTTGGAATGGGCCTTTGAGGATACCAGTTAGTGCTGGCGAGCCTCGGTGGGCTGGTTTCCTGTGCGGCAAAGGTTCATTTCAAATGGTAGGTAAACGTTATGAATATCGTGCCACTTAATTACAAAGGTGAAGTTGTCAGTTTCAACACTGATGGTTGGATCAACGTTACAGGTGTTGCTGAGAGATTTGGGAAACGCATTGATAACTGGATGCGTTTGGCAGAAACGCTTGAATACGTTCGTGCTTTAGACGAAGCGTTGACCGGGAAAGAATCTCAAATTTTACATCCCTCACAATCGAGGTATGTAAAAACCAGCAAGGCACGAAAGGACAGGGGTGGTGGTACGTGGCTACATCCAAAACTTTCAGTTGCATTTGCCCGTTGGTGTGATGCTCGTTTTGCTGTGTGGTGCGACCTGCACATTGATAGCCTGCTTCGTGGTGAACTGACTGAGCAGCAGAAATATGAGCAAGCGTGTCGCATTCGTGATGACCGGAAATCAAAAGCCAGCAATGGAGCAAGAGAGATGGCTCGCTGGCGATGGGATAAGCCGGTCATTGAAGCCAATGTTGAGTTCTGGCGCGAGCAACTACAGTTGACTCTCGATATCGCGTGCTGATGGTAAACGCAAAACTGCGCTATCGAAAAAATCAAAGAATTACGAGAACTGCTAAACGGCTATCCATTACAAAGCCTATCTACGGGTGGGCTTGATAATGAAACCTGAGTTTATTTCCTGTCAAACAATATTCAATTAGCAGCAGTACAGCTAAACAACCCAAGCCAGTAAGTGGGGAAAATAACACTGGCAGCCACTGAAAGATGAACCTCCTGCCTTATGGCAAAAAAGATTCTTTGTGGTGGCGGACTGATGGAAAGACATCCTAATTCCAGCCAAACATTGAAGGAGTTGTTATGTCAGCAGAAGGTTTCAATAACCCATCAAAATTCCGGGATGAGTGGGATAGCAGCGTAAAGAGTAAGTGATGCCATCACAAAAGCCATTCCTTACTGAGTGGCTTTGATAATGGCTTATACCCTACACGGGATAACTTAACTGATATCCCTTTTAACGGATAAACGGAGCCAACAATGGCAGAGATTATTCCCATGACTGAAGAACAGAAATTCCAGTTAGAGATTTACAAGCTGGTCATGAACCAGAACGCAGCCGCAGAGGAAGCATTTCAGTTCATCGGCACTGATGAGCTGAAGCTTGAGTTATTCAAAATTCACTTCCAGTCAGGCGGCGCTAATTCGGATATCACGATCCGCACATTCGAAGCAGTACGTAAATCGAAGGAAGCATTAGACCTGTTCACTACCGGAGCATAACGAATGGCAAAGACGAAGTGGCCTAAACTTCCCCGGTTCTTCGTGCCATTGTTCCATAGCGCCAATGTCTACCTGTGTCGTTCAAAGGAAGAGTGGGATCAGGCTTGTATTCATCTTGGAGTTGATAGCGGCGGGAATGAGGTGCTGGCGGGGGCAACACAGTCATATTGCAATACCGAAACAGGCGAGAACCTTTACCTGCTTGGGGTATTCAATGGAAATGCTGCCACACTGGTTCACGAATGTGCTCACGTCGCATTCTATGTCTGCCGAGATGTTGGTGTAACCACTCATCCTGGCGACGCAAACGAAACCTACTGCTACATGCTTGACAGAATGTTCAGTCACTTCCTGCCGTTCTTTCATGAACCAGAAAAAGAAGGAGCCAAGTAATGGCAAACCCAAACTTCACGCCATCATGGCCTCTCTACAAAGATGCTGACGGTGTATATGTGTCTGCTCTTCCGATTAAAGCTATCAAATACGCTAATGACGGAAGTGCAAGCGCAGAATTCGACGGTCCGTATGCTGACCAGTACATGTCAGCGCAAACAGTAGCCGTATTCAAGCCGGAGGTCGGTGGATATCTGTTCCGGAGCCAGTACGGCGAGCTGCTCTATATGAGCAAGACAGCATTTGAAGCTAAGTACACTTCAGCAAGCGGTTCAGTAACGAATGCAGAGACAGCGGATAAGTTATCTACTGCTCGCACTATCACACTAACCGGCGCTGTCACAGGTTCAACGTCATTTGATGGTTCGGCTAACGTGACTATCGCAACTACCCAAGGAAGCTAACAAGGAAATGATATGGCGGCTGAAGATAAGAAAATTGGTCGCCCATCGGCTTACAAACCAGAGTATGCCGAGCAGGCGAGAAAACTTTGTCTGTTAGGGCATACAGATGCGGAACTGGCTTCTTTCTTTGATGTTAGCGAGCAAACAATCAATGCGTGGAAGCACGCGCATCCTGATTTTCTTGAGTCCATAAAAAAGGGTAAGGCTGTTGCGGACAGTGAAGTCGCCGCAAAGTTATTCCACCGCGCCACCGGGTACGAACACCCAGAAGATGATATTCGCGCTGTCGATGGTTCGATCGTCATAACTCCTACTGTGAAACATTATCCACCCGATACGACTGCTGCCATTTTCTGGCTTAAGAACAGGCAGCGAGATAAATGGCGTGACAAACAGGAAGTAGAACACACCGGAGAGGTTAGCCTGATTCAGCGCATTCAGGAGGCCCGTAAACGCGCAAGGGGTGAGTGATGTCATCAGAATTTGAGGCAATGCTTGCCGACGATATGGGGCGATTCTTCTATGACCCACTCGGATTTGTGATGTATGCATTTGAGTGGGGAGCTGGCGAGCTTGATGGCTTCGACGGTCCAGATGAGTGGCAGAAAGAGTTTCTCACTGATTGGGGTGAGGCGATTCGCACTAACAACTTTGATGGTGTAAAGCCAGTAGAAGCATACCGCTGCGCAACAAGCTCAGGTCACGGCATCGGGAAAAGTGCACTCACTGCATGGGTAATTCTCTACATCATGAGCACCCGCCCGTTCTGCAAGGGTGTTGTAACAGCTAACACCTCAGAGCAGCTTCGAACCAAAACATGGGGCGAGCTTGGCAAATGGAAGAAGCGCTGCATTACCGGGCACTGGTTCGAGTACAACAACGGCAAAGGTAATATGAACATCTACCATGTAGACCACATGGAGTCATGGCGTTGTGACGGCCAGACCTGTCGCGAGGAAAACAGCGAATCATTTGCTGGTCTTCATGCTGCAAACTCAAGCCCATTCTACATTTTCGATGAAGCTTCTGCGGTGCCTGACAAGATTTGGGAGGTGGCAGAGGGAGGCCTGACAGACGGAGAGCCTTTCTGGTTCGCGTTCGGCAACCCGACACGTAACACCGGGCGCTTCCGTGAATGTTTCCGTAAATTCAAGCATCGCTGGAGGCGCAAGCAAATTGATAGCCGTCTGGCGAAGATGACGAACAAAGAGCTCATTGAAGAATGGCGAAACGATTACGGTGAGGATAGCGACTTCTTTAAAGTACGCGTTCGTGGCCTCTTCCCGTCTGCGTCTGACCTGCAATTTATTCCCCAAAGCTATGCTGATGCCGGTATGTCAAGAAAGCTGGAGCGCAGTCAATATGGATTCGCTCCAAAGATTATCGGCGTTGACCCGGCATACTCAGGCAGTGATGAGGCGTGTATCTATCTGCGGCAGGGGCTTTATTCAAGGCTTTTAGGCTCTTACCCTAAAACAGACGACGATGTGAAGTTTGCTCAGGTAGTGGCTGCTATCGAGGATGAACACAAAGCTGACGCGGTGTTCATTGATTTCGGTTACGGCACGGGTATTCATTCTGTTGGTAAGTCGTGGGGCAGAAAGTGGCAACTTGTGAGCTTCGCGGGAGAATCGAAAGACCCAGCAATGCTCAATAAGCGCGGCGAGATGTGGAACGCAATGAAATCCTGGCTGAATGAAGGCGGAAGCATTGATGACCAGCAGACCGCTGATGAGATTGTCGCCCCTGAATACAAAGTAAAGCTAGACGGCAAGATTGTTCTGGAGTCGAAAGACGATATGAAACGCCGTGGCGTTCCATCACCCAATCGGGCCGATGCACTGGCGCTGACGTTTGCATTCCCGGTAGTTAAAAACAAACCTTCAAAAGTAATCCCCGCACCGATTAGACCAGTACGCAGAGGACGATAATGGCCGACAATAAAAACAGGCTGGAGAGCATCCTGTCGCGCTTTGATGCGGACTGGACAGCCAGCGATGAAGCCAGAAGGGAGGCCAAGAATGATCTCTTCTTCTCCCGCGTATCTCAGTGGGATGACTGGCTATCACAATACACAACCCTGCAGTATCGCGGGCAGTTCGATGTTGTACGTCCAGTGGTGCGCAAGCTCGTTTCTGAGATGCGTCAGAACCCTATTGATGTTCTGTATCGTCCAAAGGATGGAGCAAGTCCTGACGCTGCTGATGTGCTGATGGGCATGTATCGCACCGACATGCGGCACAATACGGCGAAAATTGCTGTCAACATAGCCGTTCGTGAGCAGATTGAAGCAGGCGTGGGTGCGTGGCGTCTGGTCACTGACTACGAAGACCAAAGTCCAACTAGCAACAATCAGGTTATCCGTCGAGAGCCTATCCATAGTGCCTGCTCCCATGTTATCTGGGACAGCAACAGCAAACTGATGGACAAGTCTGACGCCCGTCACTGCACAGTTATCCACTCAATGAGCCAGAATGGTTGGGAGGATTTCGCAGAAAAATACGACCTCGATGCTGATGATATTCCATCATTCCAGAACCCCAACGATTGGGTATTTCCATGGCTGACGCAGGACACAATTCAGATCGCTGAGTTTTACGAAGTGGTCGAGAAGAAAGAGACGGCGTATATCTACCAAGACCCGGTTACGGGTGAGCCGGTAAGCTACTTTAAGCGCGATATTAAAGACGTCATCGACGACCTGGCTGATAGTGGATTTATCAAAATTGCAGAGCGCCAGATTAAGCGTCGCCGGGTATACAAATCGATTATCACCTGCACCGCTGTACTCAAAGACAAGCAGCTCATTGCTGGCGAACATATCCCCATTGTTCCGGTATTCGGCGAGTGGGGCTTCGTTGAAGATAAAGAAGTGTATGAGGGGGTCGTCCGCCTGACAAAAGACGGTCAGCGTCTGCGCAACATGATTATGTCGTTCAACGCCGACATCGTTGCCCGTACTCCGAAGAAGAAGCCGTTCTTCTGGCCTGAACAGATTGCAGGCTTTGAGCATATGTATGACGGTAACGACGATTACCCGTATTACCTGCTCAATCGCACGGATGAGAACAACGGAGAAATGCCAACTCAGCCGCTGGCATATTACGAAAACCCTGAGGTACCGCAAGCCAACGCCTACATGCTGGAAGCAGCCACCGCAGCAGTGAAAGAGGTAGCGACGCTCGGCGTTGATGCAGAAGCAGTAAACGGTGGACAGGTAGCCTACGACACTGTTAACCAGCTAAACATGCGCGCTGACCTTGAGACATACGTGTTTCAGGATAATCTGGCTACCGCTATGCGTCGTGACGGTGAGATTTACCAGTCGATAGTTAATGACATCTACGATGTTCCTCGCAACGTGGTAATCACCCTTGAGGATGGCAGCGAAAAAGAGGTTCAGCTAATGGCTGAGGTTGTTGACCTTGCCACTGGTGAACGGCAGGTACTGAACGATATCAGGGGACGCTATGAGTGCTACACGGATGTTGGGCCATCATTCCAGTCCATGAAGCAGCAAAACCGCGCAGAAATTCTTGAGTTGCTCGGCAAGACGCCGCAGGGAACGCCAGAATATCAACTGTTGTTGCTTCAGTACTTCACCCTGCTTGATGGTAAAGGTGTTGAGATGATGCGTGACTATGCCAATAAGCAGCTTATTCAGATGGGCGTTAAGAAGCCGGAAACACCTGAAGAGCAGCAATGGTTTGTCGAAGCGCAGCAGGCCAAACAAGGACAGCAAGACCCGGCAATGGTTCAGGCGCAGGGTGTGCTGTTGCAAGGTCAGGCTGAACTGGCTAAAGCGCAGAATCAGACGCTATCTCTTCAAATCGACGCGGCTAAAGTCGAAGCTCAAAACCAGCTTAACGCTGCGAAAATCGCAGAAATATTCAACAATATGGATCTCAATAAACAGTCCGAGTTTAGAGAGTTCCTCAAAACCGTTGCTTCATTCCAGCAGGACCGCAGCGAAGACGCTCGCGCAAATGCTGAGTTACTCCTTAAAGGCAATGAACAGACGCACAAGCAGCGAATGGACATTGCCAATATCCTGCAATCGCAGAGACAAAATCAACCTTCCGGCAGTGTAGCCGAGACACCTCAATAAGAGAGAGTTAATCATGGAACCAACCACCGAAATTCAGGCAACTGAAGACTTAACCCTGTCCGGCGATTATGCAGCGGCATCTGCTGATAGCTTAGTTGTCGATAATGCCAACGACAATGCAGGTCAGGAAGAGGGCTTTGAGATTGTCCTGAAGGACGATGAGACAGCACCAAAACAAGACCCGGCAAAGAACGCAGAATTCGCCCGCCGCCGCATCGAGCGCAAACGACAGCGCGAGCTTGAGCAGCAGATGGAAGCAGTTAAACGCGGAGAATTGCCGGAGAGTTTACGGGTAAACCCTGACCTTCCACCTCAGCCGGATATTAATGCCTATCTGTCAGAAGAAGGCCTGGCCAAATATGACTATGACAACAGCCGTGCGCTTGCCGCTTTCAATGCTGCTAATACCGAATGGCTAATGAAAGCGCAGGACGCCCGCAGTAATGCCGTAGCAGAACAGGGCCGCAAAACTCAGGAGTTTACCCAGCAATCAGCGCAATACGTCGAAGCTGCCCGCAAACACTATGACGCGGCGGAAAAGCTCAATATCCCTGACTATCAGGAGAAAGAAGACGCATTTATGCAACTGGTTCCGCCTGCGGTTGGGGCCGACATTATGCGCCTGTTCCCGGAGAAGTCCGCCGCTCTCATGTATCACCTGGGTGCAAACCCGGAGAGAGCCCGCCAGTTACTGGCGATTACTGGCGATGGATGGGCAGTCCGCCCGCCAGTTACTGGCGATGGATGGGCAGTCCGCGCTGATTGAACTCACTCGACTATCCGAACGCTTAACTCTCAAGCCTCGCGGTAAACAAATCTCTTCCGCTCCCCCTGCTGACCAGCCGATTACCGGTGATGTCAGCGCAGCAAATAAAGATGCCATTCGTAAACAGATGGATGCGGCTGCGAGCAAGGGAGATGTGGAAACCTACCGCAAGCTAAAGGCAAAACTTAAAGGAATCCGATAATGGCTTTGAACGAAGGTCAAATTGTTACACTGGCGGTGGATGAGATTATTGAAACCATCTCCGCAATCACTCCAATGGCGCAGAAAGCCAAGAAATACACCCCGCCAGCTGCTTCTATGCAGCGCTCCAGCAATACCATCTGGATGCCTGTAGAGCAGGAGTCCCCCACTCAGGAGGGTTGGGATTTAACTGATAAAGCGACAGGGTTACTGGAGCTTAACGTCTCGGTAAACATGGGAGAGCCGGATAACGACTTCTTCCAGTTACGCGCAGATGACTTGCGAGACGAGACTGCGTATCGTCACCGAATCCAGTCCGCAGCACGCAAACTGGCTAACAACGTTGAGCTGAAAGTCGCAAACATGGCCGCCGAGATGGGGTCATTGGTTATCACTTCGCCGGATGCAATCGGCACTAATACCGCAGACGCATGGAACTTTGTGGCCGATGCAGAAGAGCTGATGTTCTCCCGCGAACTTAATCGCGACATGGGGACATCGTACTTCTTCAACCCGCAGGACTACAAAAAGGCGGGTTATGACCTGACTAAGCGCGATATCTTCGGGCGCATTCCTGAAGAAGCGTACCGCGATGGCACTATCCAGCGTCAGGTTGCTGGCTTCGATGATGTCCTGCGCTCTCCGAAACTTCCTGTGCTGACCAAATCTACTGCAACTGGCATCACTGTATCCGGTGCGCAGTCCTTCAAGCCTGTCGCATGGCAACTGGATAACGATGGCAACAAAGTTAACGTTGATAACCGTTTTGCTACCGTCACCCTGTCTGCAACTACCGGCCTGAAACGCGGCGACAAAATTTCGTTTACTGGCGTGAAGTTCCTTGGTCAGATGGCTAAGAACGTACTGGCGCAGGACGCGACTTTCTCCGTAGTTCGCGTTGTTGATGGTACTCACGTTGAAATCACGCCGAAGCCTGTAGCACTGGATGATGTTTCTCTTTCTCCTGAGCAACGCGCCTACGCCAACGTTAACACCTCACTGGCTGATGCAATGGCGGTGAACATCCTGAACGTTAAGGATGCCCGTACCAACGTGTTCTGGGCTGATGACGCCATCCGTATTGTGTCTCAGCCGATTCCGGCCAACCATGAGCTTTTTGCAGGTATGAAAACTACCTCATTCAGCATCCCGGATGTCGGCCTGAACGGTATCTTCGCTACGCAGGGGGATATTTCCACCCTGTCCGGCCTGTGCCGTATTGCGCTGTGGTACGGCGTAAACGCGACACGACCGGAAGCAATCGGTGTTGGCCTGCCTGGTCAGACTGCATAACTAACAGGGGCTTCGGCCCCTTTCTTATTTGAGGTGACACATGGGTGTAATGCTATATAAGCAGGGTCGTGGAACGAAGGTATGGGGCAAGGAAGTTCAGGTTAAAGTTGTCGATGACGGCGACGTAGAAGATCACCTTGCCGATGGTTGGGTTAGGCATCCAAATGAGGTTTCGGAGACTAATGACGAGCCAATCGGCGATTCAGGCGTGGTCAAGAAAGACATGGGTGAAGTATCTGATGGATACCACACCTTTAACGAACTATATGCACATCGAGTGCGCCTGTTTTCAACACTAATGAATGCCTTCCGCGAAAGCGCATGGTGGAGCTTTCAGCATCATGACGGCGAGCAATGGGATGGATGGGTGTTAGCTGGCATCGACACCCCAGAAGGCGCGGTAACATACCACCTCCCAGAGAGTGAAATTGAACATCTGCCTAAAGGCACGGAAATTGAGTTTGGCAAGGAATGGGACGGCCACACGGCAGATGATGTGTTGAATCGTCTGCTAAGCCTGCGACCGAAAGAACCGGCAACCAAAGAACGCAAAAAGCCAGGACCAAAGCCTAAGGCGGAAAGCGATGCAGATAAAGACTAAAGGCGATCTGGTCAGGGCGGCGCTGCGTAAGCTTGGTGTAGCATCAGATGCAACTCTCACTGATGTTGAGCCACAGTCTATGCAGGATGCCGTAGATGACCTCGAAGCGATGATGGCCGAATGGTATCAGGACGGAAAGGGCATCATCACCGGCTATGCATTCTCAGGTGATGATAATCCTCCCGCTGAAGGTGACGACCACGGCCTTCGCTCCAGTGCAGTCAGCGCAGTATTCCACAATCTGGCCTGCAGAATTGCGCCGGATTATGCGCTTGAGGCTACCGCCAAAATTATCGCAACCGCTAAATATGGGAAGGAGCTTCTCTATAAGCAGACCGCCATCGCCAGAGCAAAAAGAGCTCCTTACCCGTCACGTATGCCAACTGGCAGTGGAAACAGTTTCGCCAATCTGAACGAATGGCATTATTTCCCCGGAGAGCAGAATGCCGATTCAACAACTCCCCATGATGAAGGGAATGGGTAAAGACTTCAAGAATGCCGACTACATTGATTACCTACCAATCAATATGTTGGCCACACCGAAAGAAGTCCTCAACTCATCGGGTTATTTACGCTCATTCCCAGGCATAGCGAAGCGCAACGATGTAAATGGTGTATCGCGTGGTGTTGAATACAATACCGCTCAGAACGCCGTATATCGCGTCTGTGGTGGGAAGCTCTACAAAGGCGAAACCGTAGTCGGAGACGTTGCCGGGGCAGGCCGCGTATCTCTTGCTCACGGTCGTACTTCTCAGGCGGTAGGTGTGAACGGTCAGCTCATCGAGTACCGATACGATGGCGCCGTTAAGACGATGGCAAACTGGCCTGCAGACAGCGGATTCACGCAGTATGAGTTAGGTTCAGTCCGTGACATTACTCGCTTACGTGGGCGTTATGCGTGGTCAAAAGACGGCACTGATTCATGGTTTATTACTGACCTTGAAGACGAATCGCATCCTGACCGATACAGCGCACAATATCGTGCCGAGTCTCAGCCTGACGGAATCATCGGCATCGGCACATGGCGAGACTTCATTGTCTGCTTTGGTTCATCGACGATTGAATATTTTTCCCTGACTGGTGCAACCACCGCTGGCGCTGCGTTGTATGTCGCACAGCCATCGTTGATGGTACAGAAGGGTATTGCCGGAACATACTGTAAAACGCCATTCGCTGATTCATATGCATTCATCAGTCACCCGGCTACTGGCGCACCTTCCGTCTACATCATCGGGTCAGGGCAGGCTTCACCAATTGCGACGGCCAGTATTGAGAAAATTATCCGCTCATACACGGCTGATGAACTGGCAACCGGGGTGATGGAAGCGTTGAGGTTCGATTCGCATGAACTGCTGATTATCCATCTCCCGCGTCATGTGCTGGTTTACGATGCCTCATCAAGCCAGAACGGGCCGCAATGGTGCGTACTGAAAACCGGTTTATACGACGATGTTTATCGCGCCATCGACTTCATGTACGAAGGCAACCAGATTACGTGTGGCGACAAGTCAGAAGCGGTGACGGGGCAGTTGCAATTCGACATCAGTAGTCAGTACGACAAGCAGCAAGAACACCTGTTGTTTACACCCCTCTTCAAAGCGGACAATGCCAGATGCTTCGACCTTGAGGTTGAATCATCCACTGGTGTTGCTCAATACGCTGACCGCCTGTTTCTGTCTGCAACGACTGACGGAATCAATTACGGTCGCGAACAGATGATTGAGCAGAATGAGCCGTTTGTGTACGACAAGCGTGTTATCTGGAAACGTGTAGGGCGTATTCGTCGATTAATCGGCTTCAAACTGCGGGTAATCACCAAATCACCAGTAACACTATCAGGGTGTCAAATTCGTCTGGAGTAACATATGGCAGACCCGTCACTTAATAATCCTGTCATTATTCAGGCCACTCGTCTTGATGCCTCAATCCTCCCCCGCAACGTCTTCAGCCGGTCTTATCTGCTCTACGTAATCGCGCAGGGGACTGACGTTGGCGCTATTGCGGGAAAGGCAAACGAAGCAGGGCAAGGCGCCTATGACGCGCAGGTAAAGAACGATGAGCAGGATGTTGAGCTTGCAGACCACGAAGAGAGAATTCAACAGTTACGCATCGACGTAGACGACCATGAAATACGTATTACTGCAAATGCCAATGCAATTGCGGTACTGGATGTCAGACTAACCACGGCTGAAGGCAAAATAGTCACCTTGCAGGCTGATGTCAGTGCTCTTGATGGTAGGGTTACGGCTGCTGAAAGCACTATTTCTTCATTGCAGGCTGATTACGTATCGAAGTCAGCAACTGCTTCTCAATCGCTGGCGTCACCTCTCAACGTGACAACGTCCTATTCAGTTGGCGGCACTAAAGTTATCGGTGCTCGACAGACCGGATGGACAGCAGCAACAGGCGCTGCGCTTCTCGGTGCATTCAACGCTAACCAGACTTACACGGTCAGTGCCACATATACGCAGTCTGAGGTATCAGCTCTGGCTACCGGATTGCAGCAGGCGCGACAGCGTATCAAAGCTCTCGAAGATGCAATACGAACTCATGGATTAATCAACTGATGATTACATTCACTCCCACCCGAAACATCGACCTGATAGAAACTGTCGGCAACCATCCCGACATCATCGCAGGGAGCAACAACGGTGACGGATACGACTACAAACCTGAGTGCCGCTATTTCGAAGTGAACGTACATGGTCAGTTTGGTGGTATCGTGTATTACAACGAGATTCAGCCGCTAACCTTTGACTGCCACGCCATGTACCTGCCTGAGATTCGCGGATTCAGTAAGGAAATCGGACTGACGTTCTGGCGATATATTCTCACCAACACCACCGTTCAGTGCATCACATCGTTTGCTGCACGCAAATTCCGCCACGGTCAGATGTACTGCGCAATGATTGGCCTTAAGCGCGTCGGAACCATCAAGAAATACTTCAAAGGCGTGGATGACGTGACGTTTTACGCCGCCACCCGAGAAGAGTTAACCGACTTCCTGAATAACGGGAGATAAACATGTTATATGCATTTACGCTGGGCAGGAAACTGCGCGGTGAGGAACCTCTTTACCCTGAAAAAGGCGGAAAAGGTGGCTCATCAAGCAGCGGAGCAAAAGAAGCCGCAAAAGCAACCCAGTACGCAGCAGACCTGCAAAACCAACAATTCAATCGTGTGATGGAACAGTTGGCACCTTACGCCGCCGCAGGTTTGCCGGCTCTCCAGCAGATTCAGCAGCTATCAACGCTGGAAGGTCAGAACAGCGCTCTCAATCAGTATTACAACTCAGACCAGTATAAACAGTTGGCTGATCAGGCTCGCTATCAAAGCCTGAATGCAGCGGAAGCCACCGGAGGTCTTGGGTCTACAGCAACATCAAACCAAATTGCATCCATTGCACCAACACTCGGGCAGAACTGGTTGTCAGGGCAGATGCAAAACTATGGCAACCTGTTAAACGTTGGTCAGTCTGCGGCAGCAGGCCAGGCATCGGCAGGACAGAACTATGCAAATAACGCAGGTAATCTTGCACAACAGATGGCGGCTATCCGCTCTCAGGGTTCTGGTCAATCCACGCTTGGAAGTGCCATTAGCGGAGGTACGAGTGGTGCGCTTGCAGGTGCTGGTATTGCAAGCCTGTTAGGTACTTCCACGCCATGGGGCGCTGGTATCGGTGCTGGTATCGGATTGCTTGGTTCACTCTTCTAAGGAGTTATCGTGGCTACATTTCAACTCGCCGGACTGCCATCAATGCAGGTGGCAAACCAAAACGCGCCCGGACAACCATCATTATCCAGTTACGATTTTAGCCAGCGTCCAAACGTTGGAGTTCAACTTGCTCAGGGTCTTGGTGCAGTTGGTCAGGAAATACAGCAGAATGAGGCTGCTCAGAAGATTTCTGACTTTCAAAAAGCTTTCGGTCAGGCTTATGCGGCAGGTGATCGCGACGCCTTGCGTCAACTCGCGGCCACGAACCCAGACCAGATTGAAACAATTCGTCAAGGAATGGGGTTTGTTGATGCTGACAGAAATCAGGCGATGGGCGATATGTCAGCACGATTGAATATTGCCGCCGTTCAGGGGCCTGAAGCGGTGATGCGAGAGCTTGCCACTCACCAGAATACACTGCAGCAAATTGGCGTATCTCCTGAGCAGGCGTGGCAGACATATCAACAAAGCCCTGAAGGCTTCACGCAGTTAACAGACCTTATTGGGATGCACGCGGTAGGACCAGAAAAGTATTTTGATATTCAGGACAAGTTGACAGGTCGCGAGATTGACCGAGGCAGGCTGGCTGAAACAATCCGCAGCAATAAAGCAGGGGAAGGACTTCAGGCTCGCGGGCAAAATATTACTATGCGCGGACAAGACATGTCAGCCTCTACAGCCCGCCGCGGCCAGGATTTGGCAATGCAAAGGGCAAACTCCAGAACGATATCAGGAGTCGACGGGAATCGGGTCGTTCAGCTTGCAGATGGTAGAACAGTCAACATTGACGGAAAACTTCACGGCGCAGGGGCTAATGCATTTTACGAAGGTATTGACGATAACGGCAATATGGTTCGTGTCCCGGCAAGTGCTATTGCAGCGCCTCCAACGTCTGCAGCAAGCGCACAGAACTACGCGATGAAGAAAGACATTGACGCAATCGCAAATGCAGATGCTTCTGCTCTCGATTTCATGACTGGCATGACTGGCGGAGCAGGAAATCCGGCAATTGGTGCAGATGTTCGCAGCCGACTCACAGGCAAAGAACAACGACAGTTATATAACTCCGCACAACGTATTCAGGGAAGAATGCAGAATCAGGGCGTGGCAGCAGCAAGAGATATGGGCGCTAGCGGTATCAACACCATTGCAGAAGCGAAGATGTATTTTCAGGGGATGCCGCAGGTTGACTACTCAAGCCCGGAGGCTATGCAGCAGTCTATTCGTGAGATTCAGGAATACACCAACAATTATAACAAGCAGTACAACGTTAATGTTGGTAAATCGCAGTATCAGCAATCCCAACCTGCATCCAACAGCAACTTTTCTTCACTATGGGGTGATTAATGGCTAAGGCATGGAAAGACGTTATTGCCTCTCAACAATACCAGGCATTAGCACCAGAGCAGAAAGCACAGGCGCAGGAGCAATACTTCAATGAAGTAGTAGCTCCGCAAGCCGGAAACGATGCAGAACAGGCTAAACAGGCTTTCTATGCTGCTTATCCGCCTCCAACGACTCAACAAACCACACAACAACCCACACAACAACCACAGGAATCGGAGCAGCCACAGCAACAAGCTGGCTTCATGTCCGATCTTGGAAATGCTGCTGCGGAGACTGGACGTGGATTGCTTCAGGCTGGCGTTAATCTGGCAAATATCCCGGCATCAATGGCTGATGCGGTCGCCAGCGCCGGGGCGTGGGCTGGTCAGAAGCTTGGCATTGGTGACGGAACTTATCAGCCAGCACCACGCGTCACGACCCATGGACTTGAGCAGGACTTTGGATTGCAACAAGGTGTGCTTACTCCACAGACGACGGAAGGTAAAATCTTCTCTGAAGCGCTGCCATATTTGACTCCTGTTGGTGCAGAGAGAATTGCAGCGCAAGCTCCATCTATAGCCGGTCGTGTTGCTCAGGGTGCATCTCGTTTGCTGGCAGAAAACGCTGTTGGTTCATTGGCTGCAAATAGTGAACGTGATAACCCGGAAGCACTGGCAACAGACTTAGGAACCGGTGTCGTATTGGGTGGGGCGATTAACCAGTTAGGCCGTGCAGCCGGTGCTGCTTATCGTGGAATTAGAGGTACGATCGCACCAGAAGCACAGCAGGCTATTCAGTTCGCTAATGCTGCTGATGTTCCTCTGCATACCACTGACGTTTTGCAGCCGAATTCCCGCGTCGGTCGAATGGCACAGACCACCGCTGAAAACATCCCATTTGCTGGAACAAGCACTATGCGAGCTAACCAGCAAGAGGCACGTAGTCAGTTGGTAGATGAGTTTGCATCTCGGTTTGGTGAATACGATCCGTCGATTGTGGTTGGTAGTCTGAAGGCAAAATCATCTGGAATTCGCAGAGCTGCTGGAAATCGTCTTGAACAGGTACAAAACGCCATGGCAGGAGTTAACATCCAGCCAAGTCGTGCTATTCAGCAAATTGATAATGAAATCGCTGATTTGCAGAAGCTTGGAGGTGCAGCCGATAACGAAACCATCTCAAAGCTTAAAGTATACAGGGATGAGTTATCTCGAAATGCCGGGGCAAGCGGACCAATGGCAATGGATCTGCAGCAGCTAAGTGCATTGCGCAGCCAATTCAGACAGGACGTAAAGGGCGAGCGTCAGGCGCTAATTAACAGATCCGAGGCTGCAGTTAATCGAGTCTACAACGCAATGACAGGTGATATCGACAGCGCCATCGGACAGAATCTTGGAAACGACACCCTGCGTCGTTATAAGCAAGCTAACGCAATCTACGCTGACGAAGCCAACAAACTCCAGAATACTCGCCTCAAGAACGTGATCATGAAAGGAGACTTAACTCCTGAAGTTGTCAACAACATGCTTTTCAGCAAGAACAAATCAGAGGTTCAGAATCTGTACCGGTCAGTAGGTCAGGTCGGTCGCGCACAGATGCGTAATGGCATCATAGGAAAGGCTATGGAGAAATCAGGAGGTTCTCCGGACCAATTCCTGCGCCAGGTTAATCTGATGTCTAACCAGACGGGAATTGCGTTTAAAGGACGCGATGCTGCATATCTGAAAGGGCTGAAGAACTATCTTGAGTCAACCAAGCGGGCAGGGCAAGCCGGGGTAACAACGCCAACAGGTCAGCAGACAATCCCATTCATCTTAGGCATTGGATCAGCAACAAACCCTGCGCTAGTTGGAGCAGGTGGTGGTTATGGATTACTGGCAAGATTGTATGAGAGTGAACCTGCACGAAACGCAATGCTTCGCCTGGCTAATACACCACGTGGTTCTACCGCGTTTGAGAAAGCGTTAGCTGAAGTTGAGCGGGCCGTTAACTCTGTTGCTCAGGGAGCTAAATCTGACGCATTAAGCGAATAACATCTTACCGACGACAATTCCGCATAGTAACAACGCAAAGTTAAGCAAGTCACGTTCCATAAATCCCCCTGATTTTTAACTCATTATAAACCAAATATATCGCAACGCTGCGCAAGTATTAACTTGTGCGGCTTTGCTGCGCCTGGAGCACAGTAATGTCAGATATCACTGCCAACGTTGTAGTTAGCATGCCTTCACAGCTATTCACTTTGGCTAGCTCATTCAAAGCGGCCGCCAATGGGAAAATCTATATTGGTCAGATTGATACTGACCCAGTTAATCCAGCAAATCAGATCCCGGTTTATCTTGAAAACGAAGATGGACGTCACGTTCAGGTCGCTCAGCCAATCGTAATAAACGCTGGCGGATATCCTGTTTATAGCGGACAGATTGCGAAGTTCGTAACCGTACAGGGCCACTCTATGGCTGTTTATGACGCGCATGGTGCTCAGCAGTTCTACTTCCCAAACATTCTGAAGTACGACCCAGATCAGTTCAGTCTGCGAATGGAGAATGTTGCAGATATTCATGAGTTGATGAGTGAGCCAACAGGAAACCATACGCTGAATGTGATCGGCTATGTTCCGGGCACTAACTTTGGCGGTGGCCAATTCTACTGGGACGCCAGCAAACCAAAATCACAACACAACGGCATTACTGTATTTAGCCCGACGGTGCCGTGGGATGGCTCTTATTCTGGTCTGGTTGCGTTCTTGACCGGAACTGGTGAGACTAATGCTAGCGGTTCTGGTTGCTGGATTCGCTCAACTTGCTCATCAGATGCAATCCATACTGCTTGGGCCGGTCATGATGTTACAGGAGCTAATATTAGTAATGCTTCCGTAGAAAAATCCATCAGGCTTTCTTCAGCTATGGGAGTAGGGTGCCGTATTAGCGCCGGCAGACTGAAAGTAGCATTTGACAATCCTATCCCCTATAAAGACAAGTATCTTGTAACACGTCAGACTGCTATCTATCTTGAAGGTTTGGATATTAATATCTACGCAGATAACGACGTAGAGATTGACATCAGTTCTAGCACCGCAACTGAACGCGTAGTATTTGGACTTAAAACATGTACCGGTACTGTATCCGGGCTTAACTGGAACAGTGATTTCACCGATTATTCAACAGGCCCATCTGACACCACATTTAAGTCCGCAGAAGATTGGATGGGGTTTGTACTCGAAGGCTGCCATATAGCAATAAAAAAACAACGTGTAAACGCTTCAAGAATATTCATTAATGCCGATGCATTGAAGGGGCTTGCTAACCAATATGTTTCGTTAACAGATAGCTATTTTAAGTACAATCTTAATTACTGTATTGTAACCCGAAATTGCGACTATTCTGAATTTATTAATAATGAAACGTGGTATTCAGGCCGGGCTTGGCATACCTATGGTGAGGATTATGCTATTTCAGAAGATAGCAGAAGGTCCTACGCGCATAACAATAAATTTTATAACCCTATTTCTATCCAGTCCCGTATCCCGCCCGCGGGTAAAAACATAACGATTACAGATAACTACTACGAGGGGTCTGGTATATTTGTGGAGGTATTCGCCGGAGACAACGTTATTTGCACCGGCAATACTAGTAAAATTACAACAGATGCGACGGGAAGAAATTCTGCGCACTACTTGCTCATAACTAACGACCCTGGTGGTGATTGGGGCGTTGATACCGGGCTTAGTAATATAGTTATAAGTAACAATATCATGATTGGCGGCGGAGTGGCGATTCAAGGGTATAATGAGGGGAATCAGTTAAAAACTGGATTAATAATTACCAATAACATTCTCATAGATACGAAGGCACCAAGGCTTACAGCCTCGTCGTGGGTTTCACCGGTCTTTTCTGATAACAACTGTAAATTCGCCGTTGGGTTTGGCGATGTTGGGATAGGAGGGCAATACCCCACCGTAACAAACAATATCTTAGACGGCGGTTACGTTAGTATTAGCCCAGGATACACGGTTGTTTCCCCGGTATTTGAGGGTAATAAATTTAGAAACACTGTAGGTGCGGTATTAGATGCGGTTTTTTCTATGGATAATTTCACCAATGGGGTGTTCAGGAATAATGATATCGAGGCTTCCTCTTTCTCCAGAATATTCCTGAGCCCATCAAGTGTAACAAAGGTTGGCTTTAAATTTGTCGATAGAGGGTTTAGCCAGTCTCCGTCTGATTTTTATGCCGGGAAGTGCGTTGTTCGACCTGCAGATTGGGTGGTTAACGACGGCGCAACTACTTACGGCAGTCCAGTGGCATGGGTCGGGTCTACCTCAGGCGTGTTTTTACAAATAAATTCAGCTGTATAAAATCAGGCCTCATTTGAAACTCCGGACTAAAAGTTAATGGATTGCCTCATTTGAGGCCTGATTTTCAATTACCTAAATCAAGACGCCTAATGACTGTGTCAATATTGTAAATACCAAACTCTATAGATTCTACATTATTAACGTCAATGCTGTCATTCCACTGGCTTACTAAGCATGTGCTATTGTTTCTTTCAACCCCATATGGAACGGAAAAACTTCTATTCGAAACCTCTCCATTTTTCATATGGAATAATAAGTAATACCACTCATGTATTTTTAATGTCGGTGATAGTGAATTTGATACGCAGGCATGGAAATAATTACTACCATAATACACATCATTAATATCTTTATTTTTATAATTATATGATAACATTGAACTATTAATGTTATCATACTTGGTTTTTTCAAAATCTATTACAGCAGTACCATTTACTAGGTAAATAGAGTAAAGGTTATTGCTAAAGTCATCTTTTCTACCACTAATTATATCCCTATATTTACTTTGTTCTGATGGAGTAGGGTATTCTACATAATCAAGGCCTTGGTGCATTAGTGTATATCTACCACCGTCATAGCCATTAATAAAGTGTTGAGGAACTAGAACTTTAATTACTGGGTAAGAAAGTGAATTTATATGTGCGAGTGGTGAATTTCTAAGTTGTCCAAGTATAACAACTTTGTGATATGTTGAAGCTCCAAGCGTGTCCAGGTTATTGATAATACGTTCTGCAGTGACTCTCTGGAAATCAACATCACTCCTTACCGCATTAGTTGCAGCGTTCATAAGACTAAACAAATAGAATGTTGCTATCAGTTGAGCACCAAGTATCACCCTGCTATTTTTCTTTAAAATTATTGGGGTTACAAATACAAAAAAGATAAGAGCACTAAACCCAATATAAACCCTGGGATAAAATATAGGATTTTCACCGAAAATTGCAATGCCAGGTACGGATATCATAACTGCCAATATCGCAGCAAGAACTCCAATAAGAAAAGATATTTTTTTATACTTTAACAAATGGCTAAGTAGTGATAATGATGTCAGTATAAACACAGCTGAGAAAGCAATGATAAACCCATTGTTAAATACCAATTCAATTGTTGGTAATGATGAGTTTATATTATGTAATAACGTATCAAACCCACTCTTATTTATTCCAATTGGTTTGTTAAAGGATTTGAAATAATCATCTATAAAAAATAGATTTAGTATTATTTTAGAATAAATAATGTATGCTACTAATAATTGTAGAACCCTTAAAGCGCAAGCCTTGAAAGCATCCGATAGTTGTTTGTATATCGATATCTTTAAAAATTCAATTCCAGCAAAGGCGATGAATAAGCTAACGGCGGCTTGATACAGACCAAGTGATACTATTATTGCAGCAACTGATAATAACTTATTTGTAAATGATTTATTGTCAATTGCGTATGGAAGAACGCTTGCAGCAACCGCTAAAACCATGAAGGATGAATCATATCTAAACAACAAATTAGATATGAAAAGTGGAGACATTATCAATGTAGAGTATGCAATGGAAAATACCAAGGAACTCCCAACTCCGTTATTCTTACCTAGAAGATATCCTACGTATGAAAAGATTGCTATCGCTAATATTAATGCAACAGGAAATGAATCCGGCATTGTTTGGCCGAACGTCAATATTTGATAAAATAGATTCGCAAAAGGTCGCCCATCAGCATTCCATGAGCTATATCCAGAATAAGCCCTAAATAAATCGTCATAATAATATGACGTGCCAAGGATTATAGGCAGGCAATATAAAAAAGCAATTAAAAATATATAAGTAAAGTTATTCTTTTTCATTTCTTACCCTTCAGAATATATCTAGGTCTTTTCTTTGTTTCAACATAAATTCGCCCAATATACTCACCAAGAACCCCTATACCTATCAACTGAATTCCTCCTAAGAACAAAATAGATACTAAAATAGATGGGTAGCCAGGTACGTTATTGCCAAAGATTAACTTGTCCAGAATCATCCACGCGCCATAAAAGAATGCTAATACAGCAACAAATAAACCAATATAGGTCCACATGCGAAGAGGAAAGGTTGAAAATCCAGTAATCCCTTCCAGGGCTAGATTCCAAAGTTTCCAACCGTTAAATTTAGAATCACCGGCAACACGCTCTGCCCTGGCGTATTCTACGACATCAGTCTTGCCTCCAACCCACGACAGGACGCCTTTCATGAAGAGGTTACGCTCAGGAAGTAACTTGATGCTTTCAACTACTTCACGTGACATCAGTCTGAAATCGCCAACGTTCTCTTCAATTATTGGATTGCTGATTTTGTTGTGAAGCTTGTAGAACCATTCAGCTGATTTACGTTTAAGTCGGCTATCTGTCGAACGGTCAGATCTCTTTGCCAGCACCATGTCTGAACCTGCCTGCCACTTTTCAATTAAGCGCGGAATAACATTAATCGGATCCTGAAGGTCTACATCAATAGGTATTACAGCATCCCCTGTTGCATGATCGAGCCCGGCGAAAAGCGCAGGCTCTTTACCAAAGTTACGGGTGAATGACAATGGCATTACAAGTGGGTCCGATACCGCCAGAGCATTAATTAATTCCTCAGTTGAATCCTTGCTTCCATCGTTGATGAAAACTATCTCAACATCATATGGTTTCAGATCTTCAAATTCTCTAACGGTTTTATAAAAAATTGGTATGGTGGCTTCTTCATTGAAGACCGGAACAACCAACGAGATTTTCATTTTGTATCCCTAAAAACAATGAGTTTTGAATAGATAAACCCTGCTACCAGGCTGAATCCAGAAAATGCAATCAGAGTGATTAGTGCTGGAGCGTGAAGGAGATCTGCAATGTAACCAGTCAGTGCCGCCATGCCCCCCATAAAGATGACAAACGCTACGTACCGGCCAGTTGTTGCTTTGGACTCAAATGTCCATTTGGCATTAACAAAAAAGCTGAACGTCACCGCAACGCAGAAAGCGACAAGATTAGATATCGCCTGATTCAAGCCTATCAAGGTGAACAGAGCCACAAAGCACAACCAGTGAATGGCGGTATTCAGCACGCCCACAGAAAAATAACGACTAAATAGCTTTAACATTATAAAAATCAGTGAATTCTTAGAGGCAGAAAGTTTAGCATCTGAAGGTAGAACGATCGACTAGTGATGTTGTTATGAGACCAAAACGGGACACACAAAGCTTTACATCGGTTTGCAAGGCTTTGCTCTGCTTTCCTATGATACCTTCTCATCAAGCCAGTCCGCCCACCACTGCATCATTTCCCGTCGCGTATCAAGATAAGCTGCGTGGTTGTATACTGAGCGGGTTCCTCCGCTTACGTGCGCCAACTGCATCTCTATTGCGTCGCTGTTCCAGTGCTTCTCGTTGAGTACCGTGCTGAATTGGTGCCTGAAACCGTGGCCGCTGGTCTGTCCTTCATATCCTATGCTGCGGATTACACCAAGGACGGCGTTTTCGCTGATTGGCTTCTTCCTGTCATTCCTTCCCGGGAAGCAAAGTTCGTACTGTCCGGTGATTTGTTGCAGGAATTTGAAAAGCGCTGTAACTTGCTCTGACATTGGAACGACATGCAGTTTTCTTCCTTTCATGACTTCAGGGTCAACGGTGATCAGCCTGTTTTCAAAGTCAATTCCTGACCATACCAACGAACGTAACTCCACTGTTCGCATTGCTGTATAGTGAAGAACCTGAGCAGCAATCTTACCTATAACCCAACCTCCATACCCATTCAGCGCCCTCTGAAACTCGTGAATCCTGTGCATAGGAAGGAAAGGGTAGTTGTTTTTCCTGTAACCCTTCATTGCGCCAACGAGGTCTGGAGCCGGATTATATTTAGCCCTGCCAGTTACTATTGCGTAGCTGAAAACCTCGCCACACCTTCTCCGCGCCTTATCAGCACGTTCCATTGCGCCCCTGTTCTCGAATAGCCTGATGACCTTTAATAGCATCATCGGTTCAACCTCCTCCATCTTCAGATGCCCGATGATTGGCAATATGTCATCAGTGAACATGCTCATCATCTCGTCAGCATATCCCTTTGACCACACTTTTGATTTGTGCGCGTGCCACTCTTTGAAGATATCGCCGAACAAATCAGCTACAGCTTCCTTTTCTTTCTTCTTTATAGCCTGCTTCTGTTCTGCCGGGTCCACGCCTGCGAGCAGCTTCATTTTCGCGTCAGACTGTTTTGCCCTGGCTTCGGTAAGGGAGGTTTGCGGATAGGGACCGATGACCAGCGTCTTTTCCTTTCCTTCGAACCGGTAACGCATTCGCCACACCTTTTTGCCTGATGGAGGTACGAACAGGAACAGGCCTCCAGAATCAGCAAGGCGATATGATTTTTCTGCAGGTTTTGCTGCGTCAATTTGCTTAACCGTGAGCATGTGGGCATAAATCCGTGGTCATTTTAGCATGTGCCCACAATATGCCCGCATTATTGTGCGGTAGTCAACGATCTGCTGCGAACGCCTAAGAACTAATATTGAGTGGAGATGCTGATTATAAAAGGGATTCGAGAACTGTTACGGACGAGGTAGAACGGAAAAGTGGTGTCCCCTGCAGGAATCGAACCTGCAACTAGCCCTTAGGAGGGGCTCGTTATATCCATTTAACTAAGGGGACAACGCGGCGCCAGTATAGCGTTTTTTATTCGCCGGAGTAAGTGTAGCGCCGCCTGACTGGTTAAAGCGTCGCCACTCAGCGCTGTTTTTCCGCTTTTTTCCGCTCCCGTTCCAGGCGTTCGCCGCGTAGCCTCGCTTCTTCCTTACGCTTATTGCTCATATCGTTGCGGATCTGCGCGTGGCTCATCAATGCGAAAATAAAGGTGCCGCCGCAGATATTTCCGGCAAGTGTGGGAAGGGCGAAGGGCCAGAGAAAGTCGCTCCAGGGCAGTGTGCCGTTGAAAACCAAATACAAAATTTCAACGGAACCGACGACAATATGGGTGGTATCGCCCAGCGCGATAAGCCAGGTCATCAAAATAATGACCACAATTTTTGCCCCGCCTGCAGCAGGAAACATCCATACCATTGTGGCGATGATCCAGCCAGAGATAATCGCGTTGGCAAACATCTCCGTTGGGCTATTTTTCATGACCTCCATACCAATTTTGACAAAGGCGTCGCGGGTCTCTTCATCAAATATAGGCATATATTCAAATGCCCACGCCGCAACCCCGGTGCCAATAAGGTTGCCCAATAAGACTACGCCCCATAAGCGCATCAGCAGGCCAACGTTACTCAGAGTGGGATTTTGCATTACCGGCAATACGGCAGTAACGGTATTTTCAGTAAATAATTGCTGGCGGGCCATGATGACAATGATAAAACCAAAGGTATAGCCGAGATTTTCCAGTAAAAAGCCGCCGGGAACGCCTTCAAGCTGCACGTGGAAAATTCCTTTCGCCAGGAGTGATGCCCCCATAGAAAGTCCTGCGGCAATGGCTGACCAGAGCAAAGCCATCGCATCGCGTTCCATCTCTTTTTCACCATCCTGGCGAATATGTTCATGAATCGCCATGGCGCGGGAGGGAAGACGATCTTCATCCACTTCAATCTCTTTACCGCTTTGTTTTTCTTCGCTTTCAACTTCCAGGTCACTGCTGTGCCGGTTAATTTTATCGTCGTTAAGGCTATCCATGATGATCTCTGCTGATTAACACATATTAATAAAGCGTAGCGGTTTTTCATTTACCCAGGCCGGGGCATTCTCCGAAAAAATAAAAATGATCACGCTCGTTTTTATCTGTTTCGTTAGAATAGGGCCGTCACGTTGTTGCGTTACCAGGCTATGCTCAGAGCAATGAGATCGCGCATATAGACATCGTTTGACGTGCTGTTAAAATCGCTCACACCTAAACAGGCGGATACGGTAGCGTTCCGTCATGGATGGCAATCAGCGATAGCCATAATTCACAGGGAGACATCTATGAAGCTTCGCCTGTCGGCGCTGGCGCTGGGAACCACACTGCTGGTCGGGTGTGCGAGTTCCGGTACAGAACAGCAGGGGCGTTCAGACCCATTTGAAGGGTTTAACCGCACCATGTACAACTTCAACTTTAATGTGCTGGACCCGTATGTTGTTCGGCCGGTCGCGGTCGCCTGGCGTGATTATGTTCCACAGCCTGCGCGTAACGGTTTAAGTAATTTCACCGGCAACCTCGAAGAACCGGCGATCATGGTGAACTATTTCCTGCAGGGCGATCCTTATCAGGGTATGGTGCATTTCACCCGTTTCTTCCTGAATACCTTATTAGGGATGGGCGGCTTTATTGACGTCGCGGGAATGGCGAATCCTAAGCTGCAGCGCGTTGAACCGCATCGCTTTGGCAGTACGCTGGGCCATTATGGCGTGGGGTATGGGCCTTATATGCAACTTCCGTTCTACGGCAGCTTCACGCTGCGTGAAGATGGCGGGGATATGGCGGATACCTTGTATCCGGTGCTCTCGTGGTTGACCTGGCCAATGTCCATAGGAAAATGGACTATCGAAGGGATAGAAACCCGCGCGCAGTTGCTGGACTCCGATGGTTTGCTGCGCCAGTCTTCCGATCCTTATATTATGGTGCGCGAGGCGTACTTCCAGCGTCATGACTTTATCGCCAATGGCGGAAAACTCAAGCCGCAGGAAAACCCGAACGCGCAGGCGATTCAGGACGAACTCAAAGAGATCGACTCGGAATAAACGGCAGTAAATAAAAAGGTGAGCGCAATGCTCATACCGTAGACAAGGGGGTCGAATGGAAGTGAGCGCAATGCTCACCTTTTTGATCCGTTTCAGAAAGAGATTAGAACGCGTAGTTAAAGTTAGTACCGAACAGCCAGGCTTTCCCTTCAGATTCAAACTGATAAGGGCCTTCATTAATTTTCACGCTCTGACCATGCATATAAGAGACGCCAACGTCGACAGACGCATCTTTATTAAAGGCGTAAGTCGTACCGGCGCTCAGCCAGAAACGGTCCTGGTCCGGAATAGAGATAGAACGGTTTTGCGCTGGTACCGGGCTGTCATCGAAGGCGATACCGGTACGGAACGTCCAGTTGTCATCGTAGTAATAGGTGGTGCCCAACGCAATGCGATAAGCGTCTTTAAAGCCTTCATGCTTCTCAAAGAGCGTATCGCCAGCGGTCGATTTTGCCTTCAATTCCTGGAACTGGCTCCAGCTGGTATAGGCCAGGCTATAGTGGATGGCCCACTGTCGCGCCGCCGGTTGCCGTTGGGATAGGCAG